CCTTCTTGGTTTCTTTCTGGACTTCCTTTATTGCCGTCTCTGTTTTTTCAAAAGAGGTCTTGCTTTGCGCTTGGACGCCAGAAAGTAAAGTAATTAGTTTTTTAATATAATCCGAAAGCTCTTCAACGTCTTCTTTCGCTTCTTCTGTTTCAATCTTGGGTTTAAGAGGTTCTATCTTAATACCGCCTATTGCTTCAGATGCCTTAGTTGCGTCTGTTGCTATTGCATTAAAACCTTTTTTTGAATCGGTAAAAACCTCATCGATATTCTCCGACAAGTTCTCAATGGAACCATTTAGGTTGTTATTGATTTCTGATGCCGCCTCATTCGCTCCGGTAACTATGGAGTTGAATCCACTATTGTCTAAGTCAGATATTGCGCTAGATATTTTGTTGACATCAGACGTTACGGAACTGGATAAATTACCAAGGTCAGCCGCCACCGATTCAGACACCTTGCTTACATCATTCGCTATTGCGCCAAAACCCTTATTTGAGTCAGTACGCATTGCGCCTATGTTCTCTGATACTTTGTCAATAGAACCGCTAAGGTTATTGTTTATTTCTAATGCCGCTTCGCTTGCTCCCTTGCTTATAGAATTAAATCCGCTATTATCTAACCCCGATACAGAATCAGATATTTTATCAATAGAACCGCTGAGGTTGTTATTTATTTCTGCGCCTGCTTTTTTTGCACCATTGGCTAGCGTATCAAAACCATCTTTATACTGACTCTGAACCGCAGCAATAGATTTAGCCAACTTTTCAGCAGCAGCATTAAGCTTGTCAATGGTTGCCTGTAAGTCGGTACCATCACCCTGAATTTTTACAGTTTCGACAATCGCCATTCTTTAATCCCCTCCTCGGTTTTATCGTTAGTGTACTTATACGTTCCTTTTGCAATCTCAATGTCGTGGTCTATCCCTAGATAGGGCTGGCTATTTAAAACCTCCACCAAATAACTCAAATAGGATTCTCTCATACATCATTTAATAGTTCAAACTCTGCTCTTCCTGTGGTTAGATTGAATGTTGCGACATTCACAATCCACCTCTGCCCATTCCATAACAACTTGTTCTTTAGGTCAAAATTTAGAATCTTGCCCAAAGGCAGAATAGCAGGAATGCGTACCAATCTACGGGAAGGGTCGTACAAGTCCACAATATAATCTTTCCAATACGCATTGTACAACGAGTTATTTACGGATTCCAAAAAGTACGGGTCAAGGTCTGCTCCGAAGTTTGTGGAGTAGGTTGTTGCTCCGTTGGTTGGTTTAGATGAAGAGTTGCAATACCAAAGTGTATCTACTTCCACGGCATTGTTTCCCGTTATGATATTGGATAGGTCAATAAACGAAATCGGGAAATCACCAATGAAATAGGTCTCTGGAGCATAGAATAGGAATGGTTGGCCGACATACGTTTGCAGTTCACGGGTGACGGCATAACCAGCGAGGATGTCTGTTAAACCACCACCGTCTTCGTCTGTCAAGATGTTGAAAAGCATCTGGTCAAATTGCGGCTCTACCATCAACTCTTCCGTAGTATCAAATACAAACTCCGCCCTTAGGTCACCATATCCCACGTTATTGGTTAGGCGGTATTGCTCTCCGGTGATTGCTCCGGTCTCGTTGTACTGAAATTGAATTTGCTTGTACAACTGCGGGCGTTCTACCTGGCTCTCTGTGATGTCGAAGTATTGCGATAGGTCGATTGTTGCTCCACTTGCATACCATTCGCCTAAGGGCAACAAATCAAAGCTCGTAGAACTCGTTGGGATAACCACCAAATTAAACATCTTGCAGATAGAAGATACGAAGTCAGATACCTTCTGCTCTGGCATATTAGACGAAACGTCTACATCTGCATTTATTGTTTGAGTTGAACTATTGGTAGCGTCCATATACAGAGTGGCACCAACATACGCCTCAATCAAACTAACTTTAAGCGTCAGCGTATTGAACTCTTTTGCTCTTGTGTAGAAGGTAACCTTATCACCAAGTGTTAGGACGATGCTAAATGTTCTTGTTTCGGATGCTGCTGGGTGAGCATCGATTACATACGCCTGAACCAACTGCCCATTCACAAATGCACCTATCTCGTAGTCTACCGTGGCATTGTCCGTGGTAATGGTTACATCGTATGTATTGGATTCCGTTACCGTCCAAGTCTCAGTTGCAATGTCAAATTCGGTAGGCGTGGACGTGCCGTTAAACGTAACCAAATTCCAAGGAAGCGTAAGCGACACACCGGGGCCGTACATATACTCCGCCCTGCGGTGGCACCACATATACAACTTATCAAAGTCACCAATGTTGGTGATGTTAAACGTGACTCCGTACTTAGCAGCAATCGCATCAAAGATGCGCTCTACCGGGATAGCGGGTTTTAGATTGTAGTATTGAACTCCGTGGTCTTGGTTGACGTTATGAAAGTGAATGTTGTTCGGGTCGCCATTCATACTATCACTCTCGTAGAACCAAACGTCCTGCGGGGTGATTAGCGGGTAGATTACCGGAGCCAGAGCGTTAGACGTTAATCCTGAATGAATCGTTTCTTGGTCGTAGGTGTGATTGTATGCCGAAAGGTCAAGGTCGTACAAATAATCCTCCCCAAATAAGTCGGTTAGGTTTACCAACAACCCGTAAAAGGTGACGTCATAGGCATAGGGCGCATTCTTACGCATCTGTACGCCCTCCAACTCTATCGAGCCATAGCGGAACACCAATCCGTTGATTTCAATGCGTCCTTCGGCACGCAATCGGTAGTCTGCTCCACCGACAATATCCGTGCGGTAGTAATGCTCAAAGATTGAATTGTTCCGGGGTGATGCCGGAACGCTGAACCCTTGCGTGTAGTCCGTGAAGACCTTGCTTATGTCTTGAATGTTTTGAACGGAGAGGTTAATCGTAATATCCTCATCCCCGAACATATCAAGTTCCTGGTCACCTACGAATAAAGTTACCTTGTTTCTCATCGGATGTTGTTACGAATGTCCCAAGCGATTTCAAACGACAAGGTGTAGTTAATCATTTTCTGATTGATTTCCTTTTGGTAATCTACTCCCGAATCTTGCGGGTTAACCGTGAACTCCACGCCTTCGTAATTGATGGATACCTTCTCGCTCATTAGCAGCTCACGGATAACGTCATCGTAATTCTCTTGCACCCAACCCGTATTCAGCGTGATAACCTCTGTGCTATTCACGTCAAATCTGCGCTTCTGCATCGTTTGCGTAAGCGACTGCGGTACGGTGGCTGATATGTTGATTTGTGGCATATACTGCTCGGCAGTAAAGTTACCAGAACGGGTAGATACCTTGAAGCACGTCAGGTAATCAACTACACCAAACTTGTTGATGAAGGAAATACGTACCGGGGTGTACTTCGGTTCGCAAATAGATTCCACCGTGTAGGTGAATTGTGGCGTTATGGCATCCGTTCCGAACCCAACTTCAAACGTATCGTTTAGCACTACGGCAGAACTTGCAGCAACCAAAAACGCCTGAGCTTTTGTTTTGTCGTATGGAATGTATACGATTCGGGTGTTGCTATTGTTACCGGGCGTGTAGTTAGCGACACCTTGCCAACTGCCACCAACATTCCGGTAAAAGAAATACATCCGGGACGGAAGATAAATAGGCATCGCATAGTCAACTCCCGTGATATACAACCTGCGGGGTGTTACCATCCGTCCGCTTGTGATTGTTCCACCTGTAACCTCTTGATAGGTTAGCCATCCGTCCGTAACAAGGAACGATTGGTTGTTCTGGATAATACCTGAACCCGGTGTACCCGCATCTACATATTCGGAGGATAACGAGAACTTACACCAAACGCCTTCGGTCGTAGACAATTCGTAGTTATTGGTGGTACTGGTTTTTAGTACCGAAGCAATCTTCTCACGGATTAACTCGCTGATTTCAAACGTAATAGGCGCATCGCTTACCGACTCCTTGAACAACGTGTAGTCAATCGCTGGGCTTGTAGTCCGGTCACCGGTGAAAATACGCAGCGTCAAGGTTGCGTTAATCAGGCCATCAGTACCTCCGGCACCTTTAGTCAACGTGATAAAAATAGGCGACCTTGCCATTTGTGGCGTAGTCGGGAATGTTGCAACAGGTATAGCCATTATTTACGTGTAAATGCTTGGAAGTCTTCCGGGGTTAATTCAAATGCCTTAACAATATCAGGCGGTAGTTTGGCGAAGTTCATTTTGAACGGTGCGCTAAAAAAGTAACTCGGTTTAATACCATTGTTGTAAACCGACTTTGCGATAGCCCATTGCAGACTCTTGCGTGGGACAAATCGTCCGTTCTTATCCCGTACTCCCTCCAGGCCTTTACGCACTACCCATTGAGCGAATGCCTTGGGTGGTGGCATCTTGTTGGTGTACTTGTATGGGGTGTTGAACTTGCGCTTTACGCCACTAACGCCCTTGTCCTGGTACTCGCCATAGTCCTCCATTGAGAACGTAAGAGAAAACGAGTTTGGGCCAACCGACAAATCATAATCCAAAGAGTTATAAAGCTCCTTTGTGCTATTCTTTTTCTTCTTGGTAAGGTTCTGCCTCGCCTGTTGGATTACACGCTTTGCAAATCGCTCTAATGCGGCTTGGACAAGTTCCTTGCGTGGCATTAGCAGATAGAGATTTCGGTATTGGGAACAATCATATCAAAGGTCAGGTTCCATCCCGTTAGCAGGTTCTCAAATCGCTCCGTGAACGGCTCGCAGATAATGTCACCTTCAATCTCAAACTTATCCGTGTACAACGTGCCTCTGCGTAGTTGCGATTGCAATCCGTTCAAGATAGCAAGAGTCGTGTTCAGAATATCTTGCTGGTTATCCACGCCAAAGAACGGCTCGTTCTGGTTGCGAATGTCCTGCTTGGTTTCGTCTACGATATCCATACACAAGACCGATACATTAAAGCGTATTACGTGGTCTGCGAATGTGGCCTGGTTAACCATAATGTGCGCCAACGGAAAGATGGTCTGCTTGTTCAGGTCAACATCGAAGATATCGCCAAAGGTTACCACCTTAACCAAGGGGTGTGAGGATAGGTAATCGTTAATCTTTTGGGTGGCTAAATAAAAACTTCTCATTTCTTCATCATTGCTAATTCAATATCGTTTTTCTCTTTTTCAAACGTCAAATACGTTAGAGCTTGGTGGACGGGAAGTTTAGTAACGTCTCCAAATTTGAGGACATCTCCATCAGCAAGTGCATAGATGGATTGATACCATCCCCACTTTTGTCCGAACTGCGCTTCTCTTGTGTAGGGGTTGTCTGTTGTTTGGCCAAAGAGCGCAACGTATGTGTTGCTAATACGTTCCCTAAACGATAAAAAAAAACCAGCGCTCCAAGCACTACGGATGCGGGCATCTCTTTCATTATCTCGTCTCGCTCGTCTGTTGCCGTGTATGGTTCAATATCGTAGCGTTCTCCCTTCTCTTTTGTTACCGGGCGGTACAATACAGACATTGCCTTGTGCATTGTTGCCCAATCTGAAATATAACTGTCCAAGTCTACAAACTCCCCTAACGAGATTTCGTTTAGAGCGGGAATGAATCCGTACTTGGTTCCGTTCAATTCAATGAACTTGGTAAGACCTGGCTTTTCGGATAGGGTCTTGGCCAATGTATTTAGGACGTTGACCGCATCCACCAGGCGGACGTTCGGCAGGTCACTAAATGGAACATTGCAGAAGATTTCGAGCATCTTCATTTGCTTGAATTCTCCCTCACCTTCAATACGAGCAAAGCGCTGATATTGGTCTAGCGTGATTTCGTCAAGCGATGTTGGTACTACTAATTTCAGTTCCATAGATAAATAACTCAACGGATAGAATACCTACCGTAGTTTGGTTTAGAAAGTTTATTATAGACGGCATACCTGCTCGCATCCAATGCGTGGTCCATCACGCTAATAGGTTTATTAAGCAAGTTGCCGTTCTTGTCCTCCGTCCATTTGTAGTTCTGAAGTTCTTTGATTAGATTGTTGCTCCGTGGGGTAGCAAATATCTTGTGCCGCTTCAGGATATCAATACCTGCGTTAATCGAATCCTGCCCTTTGGCAGTTGGTTTAATGTTCCAACCGAATCGGTGCAGCTCTTCAATGGATTTAGGTTCGGCACTATCCGCAAAGATTTCATCCCTGCGGTCAAGGCCTAACGATTGCAGGTGGTGGTGGAGGTCACGGTTGGTCATCCCGGTACGGTAGAGCAACTCATCCAGGTAAAGGTTATCCCCGTGTGTGTAGACTGCCACAAGTGCGCTGGGGTCGTTGGTGTAACCAAAGTCAAGTCCATAACTAATAAGTTTTGCTTCTTGTGGGATTTCAGATGTTCCGAATTGAAAGATTGTGGCACGACTCATACCACGTTCACCAAGGCCGTAGATACGCCAATAGTCTTCGTCTGTTTCTTTTAACCGTTCGATTTCTTTCTTAATCTGTTGGTCTAAGAACGGGTTATCCCGGTAGGTGGTTTGGTAAAAGTCGCAATCCTCACGGGGTATTACCCTATCGTAAATCCAATGGAAAGATTCGGAAGGGTTGTAGTCAAGAATAATACGCCCATCGGTACGAAAGATAAGCTGCTGCCAATCTTCGTAAAACAATTCGTTTGCCTCGTTAATGTAAAGCAGGTTCCGTTTACGTCCCCGAATCTTCTGCGGTTGGTCAAGGGAAATAAACTCAACAAGGTTACCGTTCAAGTGGTACTCGTGACTGGACTTGTTATGGTAGTCCTCCCGGTACAGGTCGTGGGCACGTAAGATATCGAAGAAGTCCCGCATAACCGATGCTCGAAGGGAAGGGAATGACTTACGGCAAATGGTTATGGTCTTGGCTGTATTGCGTTCGGTGTAATAGAAAATAAGCCAGAGCAGGATATTGTAAGTTTTCCCACTCCGTGTACCGCCTTGCTCAACGATAATACGCTTATCGCTTTTGATTAGGTGGTTAAATACCTTATTGGTCTGTATCGTTGCCAAGAACTTCTATTTGGAACATCTTGCCTGTAGATACGTCCAACTCCTGCCGTTCTACATAACCCCGTTTCTTTCCTTTGGTTTTAAGAAAGAAAATAGTAGCGGTTGAATTGCCATCTTTAATTTGTTTGTGCAACTGGCTTTCCGCAAAGTCAAGGGCAACGTCTGATAATGAATCGACTGCTGCTTTGTATTCAGGGTCGCTATCCATCCAAAGGTAATGCGTAGTTCTCCCAATGCCTACCGTCTTGCAAGCCGAGGTTACAACTCCGAGGGATTTTTCCAATGCATCGAGCATTGCCTTTTTATGCTGTTCAGTTTTGTCCATAACATATCTTTGTTTTATATTTGTTTCACCTGCGAGGAAAGTGTAATGGTTGCACGCTTAATACTCCAATTAAGAAGTGGCGTTCGAATCGACCTCCTCGCTCAAAGTAGCCCTCCTCTCTTGGAGGGTTATTTTTTGCCCCTTATACATACCTGCGCCCAACTCATCTATTTTGCTAAATGGTATAATTGGTGAATTTATTTTGCAGGCCTTGTCAATTAAGTAGATATATCTTAACTGATAACCATTTAGAGGTGTTGCGCCATCCTTCTTTGCAGCAGATGCACTAAAGCCAAGTTTCTTGTAGTTTGAATTATTTAAGGTTTTGTCAGCTATTATCCTGCCATTCCAATTTAATATAGTTTTATTCTCTTTTATTCCAGTAAGAGCAAATCCACTTGCACGGTATATTGTGCCATCTCCGCATTGAGTACCATCCGAATAAGATAGTATCCATTTAATATGCGGAGCATTCTTTTTTAGAAGTCGGATGCTGATTGCTATACATCGGCTTTCAGAATACTTAGGTAAGTAGTCATCAAAGGCCATACGGTTAAGCTCAAGCATCTCATTCCATAGGGAAGGCGTAACTAAAGGCATTACCCTTCTTTTATCCATCGGAGTTCCATAGCTTAATACTCCGTGTAACTTTTCATCAAGAAACGCTCCAAAGTGTAGGGTGCTGTTTGGAACTACTTTACCAGAGTAGTGATGCTTCTTTACAAACTCGTTGGCAATCTTGGAGGGTATTACCTTAACGATTATTTCCTTTGCTCTGCCCATTGCATAATAATTAAGTAGAGTGCATTACCATTGCTATTCTCATTTCCGAAGGTTTCGCAGTATTTGTAATCGTCTGTTGCTTTAATATCTGCGATTGCATTCTTTATTTGCTCTGCCTGCTCATCCGCAAGGGTGAAGGTCATTTGCTGGAAAGGGGACTTGTCCCCATCTGGCAAAGAGAACTCCTCGTTAAATTCTTCTGCCTTTAAATCGAAGCCACCAATATCAAGTCCCCAATCGGTAATTGAGGCAGCATCCCATTCGTTTGCTAACAAGTCCCAGTCCCATTCACCAAATCCCACGTTGTCTTTGATTATGAACTCCGCTTGTTGCTCCTCCGTTAGGTTATCGGCAATAACAATCGGGACCTCTGTAAGCCCAGCGGCTTTGCACGCCTTTAAGCGCATATTACCACCCAAGACAATCATATTTGCATCCACAACAATAGGACGCAGCTCAAGCATCTGAGGGAACTCCTGAATGGACTTTACAAGCTTCTTAAACTTATCGTCCTTAATAATCCGTGGGTTACTCGAATTCGGAACTACGGTTTCAATGTTTACTTTTTTCATTTCAGTTGTTGCATTTTTTGCAACCGTTCAAAACGGATGTCGTTGAAGTCGTGGATATTGAAGTTTGTGGTCATCTCTTCGTGTAATGTTAAAGCGATGTCACCGGCTTTGTTTGGGTTCTGATGTAGGTACTTGATAGCACTTGCCCAATCCCCTTTATGCTTTACTGCTATGCAATTGTTTTTATTCAGATGTTGCGAGTACGGTGCTACATCACTTACAATTAACGCACAACCGGCAAACCCTGCTTCTACCATTTTAAGATTTGATTTGCAGCGGTTAAACTCACTTGGCAATAACGGAGCCAATGCAACATCAAACATTTGGTAAAGTTGTCCGTATTCCTCTGGGGATTTTGTTTCTAATGCGAATCTTGCTTTAGCGGCTTCGGGGTACCCCCCAAGGTCGGCTACATACGATTCATACGGTGAAAGGTCTATCTTATTTTGCAAAAGGTCTGGAAGGTGGGATATGCCGGCCACGTAACCGAATCGTACTTCATCTGCTTCTTGGCGGGTAATTTGCCATTGCGGGTCTGCGGGGTCTAATCCGTTTGGGAGAATATATACGTTTCTATTTACCTTCTTGATTTTATCTGCTAAATACTTTTGGGTTGTCCATACCTCATCTGCAAAGTACATAGAGTTTACTATCCTTCCTGATAAGTTTACTTTATCGTATGTTGCTTTACTAGGGTGGTCAAGAGCCAGGTGCCACCAATCGTCATTATCTATGATTACTTTTTTGCCTGTTGCTTTACAGATAGCAAAGAAGTTTGCAAAGGATTCCCCGGTGAACGGAAGCGCACGAGAAAAGATAACGTGGGTAACTCCTTCCCAGTCGGCTTCCGGGATGGGTTGCTTGTAGTTGATTATCTGAAAGTCCAAAAGCCCTTTCTCCTTGAGTAGAGTAAAGGGCTTATAGATGCGGTGGTACACCACCCCGGAGTCCGGGTCACCAATACATAATACTTTCATCGTAGGTAGTTGTAGTAACAAAGATAGGCATCGAGGGTCTTGGTATTCCACTTAGCCATTTCTTGAGCGAATAGGCCGTCTGCTTCGTATTCGGTTCCGAATCTTGCTTCTCCAATAGCATCACAACGAACCATAAACGAGGCGGTATCGATTGTACCTACCCGTGGCTCTTTGGTTGGGTGTAATCTTGGGTGGCCATTCTTAAATACTTGTCCCCAGGTGATAACTGGGTAAAACTCGTTTTTAACGGCTTCGTACCAATCTGGGTGAATTATATTGTCATCATCAAGAAAGTAGATGTAATCGCCTCTCTTGGCCTTTAGCGCAAGGATAAACTCCATTCCTACATTCCTTAGCGGGTGTCCCCAACTACCGGAGACGTTAGGACGCAAGTAAGTAATTCCATTTGGGAAATGTCCTGTTGCTTTCTCATCAACCACCACCGTCCAGGTGCAATCCTCCGGTATCGTTTGTTTGATTGTTGAAAGGTTCTCCGGTCGGGAACACGGTGTAATGATGTGAATCATTTGTTCAGCTTTTTTAGGTGTACGGCTTTCAGGAAATCTTTTGATAACTCAACACCAAAGTCGGCTTCGTGGTGACATTCCCGGCATAGCGCCATTAAGTTCTCTGGCGTGTCCATAAGTTTACTGCCTCCCATACCACGAGGTTCAATATGATGGATGTCTACGGCTCGCCTGTTGCAGACTTCACAAGGGATAAATTCTAAAGCAGACAATCCCATTGCCTTCAGGTAAACCTTAGTGTGATTCTTCATAATGCTCTCCGGTGTTTCCGTTCTGCCCAATGATATTCATTCGCTTATTGAGTTCCTCTTCTTCGTCCTGCCAGCAAGGTTGGTTATCGGACTTCTTGTTAACGAACCTTACCCACATCTTTGCAGCAACTGCTCTGCGTTGTGGCTTGAATGGATAGATGGACTTTAAGCGAGCCATTGCTATCCGCATAAATTGGTCTTTCATTTTAGAACTTTTCGTTTTTAAATCTTGCGTAGTAGTATTCTTCTGCAATTCCAGAACTTGGGTTTTCATCATTGCAATACATACCCGCTTCAAACACTTCAATCATTACCTGTTTCTCCTTTTCCATCATTTGTTTACGAATAGTAAACCACGTCAACTTATCCTTTGGCGTATCCCAAAGCAACTGAAACAACTCTTCAACTGGCGTCATTCTTGAAATAATTTCTAATTGTTGTTTGAATCTCGTCTAATCTTTGCTCCGCTGATAGGCCGCTATTCTCCGAATCAATTATTTGACCGATTTCGTCCAGCAGGTGATAAAGAGCAATTAGTTCTTTGATGTGTGTTTTCATATCTTGCTTCTAAGGTTTAAACTGATTCTCTGGATACAAAACATCATTCGATTGTCAAATTATTGGCACTAAGTAGCCGATACAAATCTTTCCGTATCGTTTCGTAGCATTTGTACTCCACGTCTGGAAGTTCTCCGTATTTTAAGTTAGAGCGCAACTTTTGGTCTAACTGCCAAAGGACGTGCTTAAACATACCACCGTTGACCGCTTCCATAAACTCCTGCTCTTCGTCAGGTAGATTAAATTCAAGGATTGCTTTCATATCCGTTTATCTTGCCAATAGTAATTGCATCCGTCATCTTTGAAAGGAACTTCAACAAACATTGATTGATAACTTCCCATTGGTGCGGTGAATCGGTAGCATTGGAGTTTAAGCGGGCATCCCTCCCCTGTGCATTTGGTGATGTCAGCCATTGTTGTTAAAGATTTCGTTGTAGTATCGCTCTGACGCTTCTTTAAGAATATCTCCACGTTTTGGACTTGCTTCAATATAAGTATTAAGAATCTGATGCTTCTCCATTTCTTTGGCTGGGTAGAAAAGGTTGTGCTTCATTATCATAAACTCAATTTTTGAAATTTTTTTATCATCATATTTTTCAAATAAAGCATTGATTTCACTTTCATACCACTCTATCGCTGTCTGTTTCATTAATCTTTGGCCTTAAAGTTTACGTCAATTTCAATTTCAACTCCCAACGCCTCCAGAAGTTTTTTGATTTTTTTTCCTACGGCATACTCCTCAACCCCTATTGTTTTATCAAGTGGTGAACTGCTGTACATCAATCCGTATTCCTTATCTGTGAAACCGCTTTTATCTGCGGCTCCCATTACTTGTGTCCATTTTACTTTCATTTCTCGTTTGTGTTAAGTGTTCTTATACATTTTGTGCAGTAAGCATATGTTCCATTTTCACTGACTTTGATTTGTGGTTGTGGTACTTTGCATTCGCACATATCGTTGCTTGGTTCTTCTTGTTTCATTTCTCGTTGGTGCTGTGATGCGTATTATTAAGAAATTTAATGAAAGTATCTATTATTAATCCACCTATTCTATCTTTTGATATGCCTTCGTATTTAAGCATTTTATTATAAGCATTAATAATTTCTTGCTTTGAATATTGGTCATTGTTTAAATCCAAATCAACTGAATTTGGTAAATTTGAAATTGATTTAATATCTGAGATTTGTTGTTCAAGTCTTTCTACCTTTCGTTTGTAAAAATCAAGGTTTGAATCCTGTAATTTTAAATGTTTAATTATATCGTCTGTTTTCATTTCTCTT